TGGGAGTATGGGACCGAGGTCCACCGAAACAGCCCGTGGCTTGCGGCCCTCGGCCCGTCCCTCGGTCTCGACGCCGCCACGCTCGACACCGCGTTTCGCGAGGCCGCGGCGATCTGAAACTTTCCCGCCACTCCGGCCCGCGGTTACGGTCTCCGTATGCCCACGTTCTCCGCATTACCGGCCGACCTAACGCTGGCGTTCGTCCCGGGCGACGAGTTCACGCTGGGGATCGACCTGTCGATCGACGGAACCGGGTTCTCCTGGACCGCCCTCGTCTATGAGGTTTCGCCCAGCTACCAGAACGGCGTCGCGATCGCCTCGCAGGGCGCGACCGCGGCGACCTTCGCGATCGAGGTGACGAACGCCGCCCTCGGGCAGCTCGTCCTGTCGCTCACCGAAGTGCAGACCGCAGCCCTGTCGCCGACCAAGAGCTACCGCTGGTTTTTCCGCGGCGTGTCGCCCGGAACGGTGACCAGGACCTACCTCTCCGGCGTCGTGTCGCCGACCTCGCCATGAGCGTGACGATCACCGGGAGCCCCGTGACGGTCGCAGTCTCCGGCACGACCGCGAGCGTGACCGTCGCGCAGACTGGCGACCGCGGGCCCACCGGAAACACCGGCCCTGCGAACACGCTCGCGATCGGCACGGTCGCGACGGGCACCGCCGCCGCCACGATCACGGGCGCCGCCCCAAACCAGACGCTGAACCTCACGCTTCCCCAGGGCCCGGCCGGGCCCGCCGGGGCGGCCGGACCGAACCTCGAGCTACAGACGACCGCGACGCACATCCAGTGGCGCGTCGTCGGCGGCTCGACCTGGTCGGATCTCGCCACGCTCGCGTCGATCACCGGCCCCGCCGGGGCCACCGGCGCGACGGGCGCGACGCTCGAGCTACAGACGACCGCCACGCACGTTCAATGGCGACCGGTCGGCGGCTCGACCTGGACGAACCTCGTTGCCCTCTCCGCGATCACTGGGCCGCAAGGGGCAACCGGCGCCGCCGGACCCGCGAACACGCTCACGATCGGCACGGTGACCACGGGGGCCGCCGGCTCGTCGGCCTCGGCCACGATCACGGGTACCGCCCCGGCCCAGACGCTGAACCTGACGATCCCCAGGGGAGACGAAGGGACCGACGGAGGCGACGTTGAGTTCCAGGCCTCCGGGACGCACATCCAGTGGCGTTACGTCGGCGGCTCGACCTGGACGAACATCGTCGCCCTGTCGGCGATCACCGGCCCCGCCGGGGCCGCGGGCGAGACCGGACCCGCCGGCTCGGCCGGGGCAACCGGCCCCGCCGGGGCCGCCGCCACGATCGCCATCGGCACGGTGACGACCGGAGCGGCAGGGTCGAACGCCTCGGTCACGAACAGCGGCAGCAGCTCTGCCGCGGTCCTCGACATCACGATCCCACGGGGGAACACGGGCTCCGGCGGTGTCTCGCTCGGCCTGGTCCTCGCCCTCTCATAGGTGACGCATGGCAAACCCAAACATCGCCTCGGCCTCGACTGTCGTCCTGAATAACGCGTTCGTGAGGCTCGACAACACGACCGAGACCCAGGTCGTAAGCAACGCGGCCTCCTCCGGGAAGGTGTATCTCATCGACTCGCTCATCGTCGCGAACGTGGACGGCGTGAACGCCTGCGACGTCACGATCTCGGTCTACGCCTCGGCGACGAACACGGGCACGGCGACCAAACTCGCGCACACGATCACGGTCCCGGCCGACGCCACGCTCGTCGTCGCGTCGAAGGATCTCGGCCTCTGCCTGACCGAGGCCGAGTCGATCTACGCCACGGCCTCGGTCGGCGGCGACCTTCATGTCGTCGCCTGCTGGAAAGAGCTGTCTTGATTCCTGGAGGTGACGCGTGAGGGGGCCAGGCGGATACATCGGGTTCAACCGCGTGCCGGCGGCCTCGGGGCTCCATTCCGCGGCGAGCGGCGTCTGGACGCTGCGCGAGGCCGAGTCGTTCAAGCGGGCGGGGACCTGGCCGGTTTCGAGTAGTACCGTCCTGCTGCTGCACATGGAGGGAAGCGGCCAGACGTTCGCTGACTCCTCGCCGGCGACGAAGACGGTCACGGCTGGAGGGAATGCCACGCAGACCACGGAACAAAGCAAATTCGGCAGTCAGTCCGCAGCATTCGACGGCAGCGGAGACAGCATTTTTGCCACGAGTTCCGAATTCGTTTTGGGCACGCAAGACTTCACGATCGAATGCTGGCTCCGGCCAAACTGGGCAAGCTCTGCGGCGAACGCTCGCGTGGTCCAGGCTGGGGACTGGCCGGCCGCCGGCGGCTGGACGCTCAACAGGGATGGGACGTCCACAGGGCTCGTGTTCGACATCACGAACGGAACCGCGTTCCAGACCCGTATCACAGGTGGCGCGCTGACGAGCGGCCAGTGGTACCACGTCGCCGTAACTCGCAGCGGCTCAAGCCTGAGAATGTTCGTCGACGGCGCCCAGGTCGCCAGCGCCACGGCCAGCCCCTACAACCTGACGGTCGACCACATCCGCATAGGGAACAACTCGACCAGCGCAGAGTCCATCGCGGGGCACATAGACGAATTTCGCCTATCCCGCGGCGAGGCCCGCTACACGGCCGCGTTCACCGCGCCGACTGCCGCCTTCCCTGACCTATAGCCGACCCATGCCACTACCCGTTCCCCGCTGGCGGCCGCCCACGATGCGACGGGCGGCGACGAAGGAGGTCGCCCACTACCGGACCGCCGACTGGCAGGCGAAGCGGCAGCGGATCGCGATCCGCGACTCCTACGTCTGTCGCGACTGCGGCCGTGTCGCCTACGGGAAGACAGGCCACGCCGATCACATCGTCGCCCTCGAGGACGGCGGCCGAGACGACGACGAGAACCTCGCCTGGCGGTGCAGCTCGTGCCACGGAAAGAAGACCAGGGCGGAGCAGCGGAGGCGGGGCGTCCTGTGACTGCCGAACGCGTCGAAAAAGGGGGGTGGGGTACGCAACAATCGTGCCATTCAACGCATGACCCCACGGCCGCTCTGCGCTAGTTCGTGTCGGGTTTTCGAGAATTGGAGGTCCACTTGGGTTCCCGAGGTCCCATCCCTGACCCCCGGAGCGGCCGATCCCAGACCGGCCGGAACACGCGGGCGAAAAAGCCGGCGCCGGCCAGGCCCGCCGATGCCGCCCCGCCTGCCGGCAAACTGCCGCCGCCCCCGGACGTCGCCGCCGTTCCGGCGGCGCTCGCCTTCTGGCGGACCGTCGCCCCTGCCCTGATCGCCGCAGGCCGGCTCGCCCCCGAGCAGACCGCCGCCTTCGCGATCCTCTGCCAGATCCATGCCGACATCCTCGCCCTCCAGGAGCAGCTCGCCGCCGAGGGCTGGATCACGGCGACCGACAAGGGGCAGGCCGCCAGCCCGGTCGCGAAGCTGCTCCGTGACTCGCGGCGGGATTTCGTCATGCTGGCCCGGGACTTCGGTCTGACCGCGGCGGCCGCGGCCCGGCTCCCGCAGGACCCCACCGATGGCGAAGAAGACGACGAAGAAGCCCGCGCCCTCCGGACGTTCACGGGCGGCTGATCCGAAGAGGCGGCCGGAGTACGTCGCCGGGTTCACGTTCGACGCCGAGGCCGCCGCGCGGCCGGCCGAATTCATCGAGCGATTCTGTCGGCACCCGAGCGACGACGGAAAACCGCAGCCGATCAAGGTCCTCGACTGGCAACGCGACCGCGTCATCGCGCCGATCTTCGGGTGGAAGGGGCCGACCGGCCGGCTCCGCTACCGTCGCGCCGGGATCTGGGTTCCGAAGAAGAACCGGAAGAGTTCGCTCATGTCGCAACTCGCGGCCTACATGGCGACTTCGCATTTCCCGATCGCCGACGTCTTCCTGGCCGCGAACGATCGCGAGCAGGCGCGGACGATGTTCCGCATGGCGGCCGCCGTGATCGAGGCCTCGCCGCAACTCTCGAAGCTGCTCGAGGTGATCGACTACAAAAGCGTGATCCGGAACCGGCAGCACGGGAACGAGATCCGCTGTCTGTCGAGCGAGTGGCGGAAACAGGAAGGCCTGAACGGCTCGGTCATCCTCGACGAGATCCACAGTTTCCGCTCGCCGGCTCTGGTCGATGCCCTCGTCTACGCGATCCGCGGAACGCCGAATAGCGTCGTGATGTCGATCTCGACGGCCGGCGAGGACCGGAACGGCATCGGCTGGCAGTGGTGGAAGGACTCCGAGCTGGTGATGAAGACCCCGGCCGCAAACCCGACGTTCTACGGGCTGATCTACGCGGCCGATCCGGAGGACGACTTCTCCGATCCCGCCGTCTGGCGGAAAGCGAATCCGTCGATGGGCGTCGCGTTTCCCGAATCGGAATTCGCGGCCGACTACCAGGACGCGACGACCGATCCGCGGAAGATGTCGAAATTCCTCCGATACTCCTTGAACGTCTGGCAACAGGCCGATTCCCGCTTTTTCCACGGCGACGACTGGGCGAAGTGCGGCCGCGAGCCGCTGGAGCCGCTCCCCGGCCGGCCCTGCTGGGTGGGTGTCGACCTCGCGTCGAACCTCGACATGACGAGCGCGGCTTTCGTGTTCAAAGAGGCGGACGGCTCCTACTCGGTCGAGTGGAAATACTGGGTCCCCTCGGAGACCGTCGGCGACCGGGTACGCGAGGGCATCCCCTACGACACCTGGATCCGCGAAGGCTGGGTGACCGTGACCGACGGCCACCGGCTCGACCATGAGGCTGTCGCCCGCGACATCATCGCCTACGGGGAGTCGCACGAGATCCGCGGCGTCGGGGTCGATCCCTGGCAGGCCGGGGCCCTGGAGACACTCCTCCAGCGGGAAGGCATCGAAGTGAAGTCGGTCGCCCAGCGAACGGCCTACCTGAACGCGCCATGCAAACTGCTCGAGGCCCTGGTCGTCGAGGGCCGGCTCCGGCACGGAGCGAACCCGGTTGCGGCGTTCAACGCAAACAACGTGTGCGTTTACACGGACCCCACGGGCATGATTAAGCCTGACAAGGCGAAGTCGAACGAGAAGATCGACGGGATCGCGGCGCTCGTCAACGCCCTCGCGCTCGCCTCGACCGACGACGCGGAAACGGGCAGCGCGGACGACTGGAAGATCCACGTTCTCTGAAACTTTACCGGGCAAACCCGGGGGGCGGACACTGGCGGCAGGCAGGGCGTGGAGCGCTGCCGACCGAGGGTCTGCCGATGCCCCGCAAGCCTGCCGCCGCCCCGCGCCGAAAGACCGCCGCGCGGCCGATCCGCGGGACGCTCGTCAACCTGCGGCAGAGCCTGGCCGACATCAGCCTGAGCCTGTCGCCGCGCGACATCGGCCCCGAGACCGCGATCCGCGTGTCGTCGATCCTCGGGGTCGTCCGCTGGATCTCGCAAGCCGTGGCGGTCATGCCGCTCCAGGTGATGCGGACGCTCCCAGACGGACGGAAGGAGGACGCAAACCTCCCCTGCTCCTACACGCTGCGGAAGCGGCCGAACCCGTGGCAGTCGGCCTACGACTTCTGGCAGTTGGTCAGCTACTGGACGGCCCTCCACGGAAACGCCTACTGCCGCGTCCTGCCGGGGCCGCGCGGCTTCTGTTCCGAGCTGCGGCCGATGCACCCGAGCCGGGTCAAGGTCGAGCGTCTTTCCGACTACTCGCTCACCTACAAGTTCTGGAACGACCGCGGCGTTTGGGAACCGGTGCCGGCCTCGGAGGTGATGCACTGGCGATGGCTGTCGAACAATGGCACGATCGGCATGGCGCCGGCTGAACTCTGCGGGACGTCGATCGCCCTCGCCCGTGAACTCGACACCGCGGCGACGAGTTTCTGGAAGAACTCCGCGCGGCCCGACGTTGTCCTGGAGACTCAGGAGAAGATCCCGCAAGAGGCCGTCGACGCCCTCCGCGAGCAGATCCGGACGCTCTACGGCGGCGCCGCCAACCGCGGCAGCGCGGCCGTCCTGCCGCGAAAGACGAAGTTGGTCCCGATCGAATCAAATTCGATGGAGGCGAACCAGTTCCAGGAGTTGAGGGACGCGATCCTCCCCGACGTCTGCCGCTGCTGGGGCGTTCCCTCGACGCTCCTCGGCGACGCCCGGATGGCGAAATATTCGACCGTCGAACAGGAGCATCTTTCCGCCCAGGTCTGGTGCCTGCTGCCCTGGCAGAAGCGGATGGAGGGGCCGGTGGACATGCTCCTCCAGCCGGTTTACGGCGAGGACATCTACGCGCGGCTCGACAACCGCGGGCTTCTCCGCGGGGACACCGCGGCCCGGTCGGCGCTCTACCAGACGCTCTGGAACATGGGCGCGATCACGCCGAACGAGATCCGCGACCGCGAGGATCTGCCGCTCCTCGAGGACCCGGCCGCGAACGAGACGTTCGTCCAGCTCGGGTTCTCGACGCTCGCCGCTGCCGCCGCCCAGGCCGGGGCCGCCGGGGGCGAGCCGCCGGCGAGCGACACGACCGACGACACGCCGGCAGACGCGTCGCCGGATGACGAGACCCCGCCGGCCGACACGACCGTGGACTCGGAGACCGACCCGCTCGCGGCCGCAGCCTCCGGCGCGGCCCTGGCCTCGACCGCCCTCAACGGCGCCCAGGTCACGGCGCTCCTCGATGTCCTGAACCAGATCGCCGCCGGCACGATCGACAAGGACGCGGCCGTCGCCCTGATCACCGCGGCCTTCCCGACGATCACCGAGGCCCTCGCGTCGCAGATGGTCGACGGCACCAACCCCGCCCAGCCAGGAGGCCAGAACGATGCAACCTGAACGCCGCTATCTGCCGATCGCCGAAGGCGGGGAACTGACGGTCGAACAGCGGGACGGCGAGGCACCGAAGATCCGCGGCATCGCGCCGCCGTGGGACTCGCTCTCCTCGGACCTGGGCGGCTTCCGCGAGAAGTTCGCGCCGACGGCGTTCGACAAGGTTCTGGCGAAGAAGCGGCTGGACGTCCCGCTGCTCTTCAACCACGACGACTCCAAGATTCTCGCGCGGACCACGAACGGCACGCTCCGGATCGAGAAGACCGACAAGGGCCTGGCCTATGAGGCCGATCCGGTCGCGACTCCGACGGCCGCCGAGGTCCTGACGCTGATCCGCTCGAAGACGATTTTCGGATCCTCGTTCGCGTTCACGGTGAACGAGAAGGGCGAGAGCTGGGAAGAGGATGGGCGAGGCAACGTCACGAGGACGATCAACGAGGCTTCCGGCCTCTACGATCTGTCACCAGTCACTCGCGCGGCCTATCCGTCGTCGGGCCTGTCGGCCCGGTCCCTCGACCTCTGGCGGTCCGCCCGCGCCGCCGCGGCCGCCCCCGGCACGGCCCAGGGCCTGCTGATCTCGCTCGACTTCGACCAGACGTTCACGGCCGCCCCCGGCCTGTGGCGGAGTTTCATGACCGAGGCCCTCGCCCGCGGGAACCGCGTCTGTTGCGTGACGCGCCGCGAGGACAACGAACAGAACCGCGAGGAACTGCGGCTGGCGTTCGGTGAACATTTTGGCGACTTGGCCGGCGTCGTTCTTGCCGGGCCGGACCGGCGCAAACGGTCGGCCGCAGCCGACGCCGGCCTCTCGCCCGACATCTGGATCGACGACAAGCCCGAGACCGTGCCGGAGCCCGAGGAGACCCGCGGTCTCCGCGTGTCGAGCCTCGCCGCCGCCCGGGCTGTCGCCGCCGCCGCTGCCGCGAGGATGCGCCTCTATGCCGGGTAAATGCCCCAAGTGCGGCGGCCGCGCCCGCGCGACGTCATCGAAGCGGGCCGGCGACCGCCAGGTCCAGTACGTCGAGTGCCAGTCCTGCCGCGCACGATGCCGCCAGGTCGTGCCCGCGGATTCCATTTGGAGGCGCAGCCGATGATCGACGCCAACGCCCCCGCCGCCGCCGCGGCGCCGTTCGACACGCTCGCGGCCCAGCTCGGCGCATTCTTCGCCGCGGCCCGGTCGGCCGCCGCCGGCGGCCTGACCTGGCAGGAGTTCGGCGAGCTGCTCGTCTCGCTCCTGCGGATGTGCGTCACCACGCTCGACACGGTCGAGGGCCTGACCCGCGACGAGAAGCGGGCGGTCGTCCTGGCCGCGGCCGCGAGCCTGTTCGACCTCGTGGCCGACAAGGCGATCCCCGTCGTCGCCTGGCCGTTCTGGCTGATCGTTCGGCCGGCTGTCCGGTCGCTCGTCCTGGCGATCGCCGCCGGGGCGATGGAGCAAATCCTGAAACTCGTGAGGTCGTGATGATCACCGCCTTCCTGCTCGCCGCCGCCGCGATCCTGTTCACGAAGCCGGAAACGATCCAGGCGATCCGCGAGACCTTCCAGAAGAAGGTCGCCGCGGCGTCGCTCCAGCCCCGGCACCTGCTCGCCGTCGGCCTGGTGATCGGCGCCGCCGTCGTCTGGTCTGCCAGCCTCCACGACCAGGCGGCGCCGCCCGCCCCAGCCCCGGCCCCGGCACCGTCGGGCCTGCACCTTCGCGGCCTGTTCAAGGGACCGACGGCGTCGGAGGACGCGGCCGCGATCGGCGCCCTCTGCTCTGAGCTGGCCGATGAGATCGAGTGGGACGGCCGGCAGGCCGAGCCGTTCCTGAAGACCGGCGTCGCCTTCGACGATCTGCGGCAGCGGTCGCGAGAGCTGCGATGCCGCGGCGTGTCGATCGGGGCTCGCCAGCCGGCGGCCCGCGACGCGATCAAGACCTACCTCGAGGACCAGGTCGGGACCGCCGGCGGACCGGTGACCCCCGAGCAGCGGGCGAAGTGGGTCGACGCGATCCGCGCGATCGGCCGGGAGGCAACCCATGCGGCACGATAGGATCCGGATTCTCGCCGTCTCCCTGCTCCTCGGCCTGGCGGTCGCGGCTGTCGTCGCGAGCCTGACGGGCGGCCCCCGCGCGGCCGGCTGGATCGGTGAAGGCGACGGCCGGTTCGGGTGGCGGCCGGATCCCGACGGCGTCCGCGCGTTCTTGGCCGAGCTGCCGGAGCCGACGTTCGCCCGGGCCGGGGCCGAGACCGTGGCGAAGGCCGAGGGCGTCGACACGTTCCTCTACCGGTCGGCCTACAAAGCCCACCAGGCCCTCTACGGCCGGCCGTGGATCGTCGAGCGGCAGGGCATCGGGGACTGTGTCTCGTGCGGCTGGGCCCACGGGGTCTACGTCGCCCAGTGCGTCGACTGGGAAACCGGCCGGCTCGCGAACCCGCCCCCGTTCCCATCCACCGAGGCGATCTACGGCGGCTCGCGCGTCGAGGCCCGGGGCCGGTCGGGCGATGGCGCCGCTCCTGTCGGCGGCTGGAGCGACGGCTCCTACGGCGCGGCCGCGGCCCGCTGGGTCCGCGACTGGGGCGTCGTCTACCGCGAGCAGATCGGCGACCTCGACCTCCGGGCCTACTCCGCCGACCGGGCGAAGCAGTGGGGCGCCTACGGCTGCGGCGGCAAGGGCGACGGCGGCCGGCTGGACGCGGTCGCGAAGAGACACCCCGCGACCCACATCGCCCTCGTCACGACCTGGGCCGAGGCCGCCGCCGCGATCGAGGCCGGGTTCCCGGTGCCGGTCGCCTCGATGCAGGGATTCACGAACACCCGCAACGCGCAGGGCTACGCCGCGGCGTCGGGGCAGTGGGCCCACCAAATGGTCTTCGTGGCCGTCCGCTACCAGCGGAACGGCTCGCCCTCCGACGCCCTGCTCTGCCTGAACTCCTGGGGCCCGAATTGGATCACCGGCCCGAAGTGGCCGGCAGACATGCCCGACGGCTCGTTCTGGGTCGAGCGGCGTGTCGTCGAGCGGATGCTCGCCCAGGAGGACTCGTTCGCGGTCGGGTCGATCAGCGGCTTTGGCTGGCGCGACCTGCACCACGGGAATTGGCTCACCCCCGCGCCGGAGGCTCGTCGATGACGGTCACCCTAAACAAGCGGCACGCGATCTTCGCGGCGGCCGCGGTCCTGTTCCTGCTCTGGTTCTCGGCCTCGGCCTCCGGGCCCTTCCCGCCGACGCCCTTCGGCCCGCCCCGGCCCGACCGGCCGGTCCTGCGGGTGATCGCGCGGATCGCGAAGACGTTCCTTTGGGTCGCGCTCGTTGCCGAAGGCCCGCAGGCCGTCGGGGCCGAGCAGCAGATCGTGAGGGCACGCGTGGACGACGAAGGGCATCGAGTTCTCGAACACGGAAGGGGGTGGTAGATGTCGCTGATCGGATGGATCGTGTTCGGCTGGATCGCCGGCTCGATCGGGAATTGGCTGTTGCCGATCCGGCCCGACGGCCGCGCAACTGGGATCGAGACGATCGGGTGCGGCGTGGCCGGCTCCGTCGTCGGCGGCCTGCTCGAGGCCGCGGTCGGCGGCGGGGGCTACCGGCCGGCCGGGATCCTGTGGTCGGTGGCCGGCGCGGCCGCCGCGATCTGGGTCTGGCGGGCATTCACTGAGGAGGCCCCCAAGTGATCGCGAACCTCTGGCGTTCCCTGATCGCCTGGCTCGTCTGGCTGTCGGCCGACCCGGCCGCTGTCGACCTCGAGGCCCCGAAGGCGGCCGCCGCGGTCGCCGCCGCCCGGGCGAGCCTCGCGCTCGATGCCGCGCCGCCGGCGCCCCCGGCTCCGCCGCCGGCCCCCGGCCCGACGCCGAAGCCGACCGGATGCCGATGCGGATGCACGAACGGCAAGATCAAGCCCGACGGCCGGATCGAGATCCCCTGCGAATGCTCGCCGGCCTGCACCTGTAAGGCGGGGAAGTGCGCCGGCGGCAAGTGCCCTCCCTGAAATCGTCCTACCGTAGGACGCGCGAAACTTTTCCGAGGGTGGCTCCGGCTGGCATTCTCGCGAGCGTCGGCCCGAACACCCCGCACGCAAGGACGCGAACCATGCCCAGCCCCAAGCTCGCTCGACTCCAGGACGAGACCGTCAGCATCGAGAACGAGATCAACGATCTCCGCTCCGTGACCCCGGCCGACGAGGGCGACAAGAAGCGGATCGAGGATCGGCTCGCGGCCCTCTCGACTCGGGCCGGCGAGATCGCCTCCGAGGCGCAGGGCGAGCGGGCCCTCGATGAGCGGCTCGCCGCGCTGCGGGCTGTCCGGTCGAGCGACTCCGAGCCGAAGAAGCCGGAGATCACGGACCAGGAGACGGACAAGGTCGACATCCGCGCCGGCGTGCGGGCCTTCCGGTCGGTGAAGATCGCCGCCGCGGTCGGCTCCTACCTCTGCGGGCTGTCCGGTGTCGCGAAGCGTGCGATGGGCGAAACCGTCGACGGTTACGGCGACGACTGGGTGACCACGGAACTCTACAACGCGATCGTGAACCGGCTCCAGTACCAGTCGGTCGGCCTCCAACTCGCGAGCATCTTCCGGCCGGCCGGCCAGAAGCTGTCGATCCCGAAGTCGGGCGACGTCACGTTCGGGTTCGCCGCCGAAAACGTGGCGTTCACGGATCAGGACGTCAACTCCAGCGGCGCCGAGCTGGTCCTCTACGAAGGCGGGGCCTCGGTGCCCGTCTCGCGGGCCCTGCTCGAGGATTCCCCGGTGGACGTCGCCGGCCTGCTCGTCGATCGGTTCTCGCACGGCCTCGCCCGCTGGATCGACTCGGTCTGGCTCGGGGGCAACGCGTCGAACCCGGCGATCACCGGCCTCGCGGGCGCCGTCGCCGGCGGGAACACGATCACCGTGGCACTCAACTCCGCGACCTCCGTCACCAACCTCGCCGACCTGGTCGGCAAGGTCGACGAGTCGATCATGGGGACCGGCTCCTTCGTCTGCTCGAAGGCCGGTTACGTCGACCTGATGAAGATCTGGGCCGCGCAGCAGACGACGATGGTCGTGGGTGGCGGGAAAGTCGTGCCGACGATCTTCGGTGCCCCGGTGTACCTGGTGAAGGGGCTGCCGGCGACCACGCTCGCCCTGTTCGGAGACTTCTCGATGGCGACCGCCGTCGGGGTCAAGGACTCCGGCCTGGAGATCAACGTCGCCCGCGAGCTGCTCGTCCGCAGCCGCCAGGTCCTCTACGTCGCGAATACCCGGGTGGGCGTGAGCAATCACGGCCCCGAGTTCGTGGCCCGGCTGGCGAAGGCGGCGACCTGATCCTGACCGCGTGACAGCAAACCAGGCCCGGGGGCCGGCACGGACGCCAGCCCCCGGGCCGCCCCGTATCCGGAGGGACCAGTGCCCGATCCCGCAGCCCCGCAGCCGCTCCGGCTCCTTCGCTCCTACCGGGGCTACCGGCGTGGCGAGGTGATCTCCGCGACGCCGCAGCTCGCCCTGGCCCTGGTCGAGGGCGGGGTCGCGGAGCCGGCAGACAGCGGGCCGCGTCTGCCGGGCCTCGAGGTCGAGCGGGCGGTCGAGTCGGTGGCGATCGAAACGAGGTGACCCCGTGCCGATCCCGAATACGCCGAACGTCGCCGCGAAGGATCTGATCGTCACGCCGCTCCGCGGCATGGCGGCGGCGAAGGTCGACCTCGTCAGGAGCGGCGCGAATGCGGTCGTGACCGTCACGTTCGTCTCCGGCCTGAACTACTCCGGCTGGACCGCCTACGCCGAGGCGACGGCGACCGACGCCGGGAAGACGATCGCGATCACGCCCGTGATCACGACCGACTCGGCCGGCCGGCGGGTTGCGACGATGACCTTCACCGCGGCCACGTTCTACGGGCTCTCCGGGCTCGACTTCGACTCGCGCTACGTCGCCTACCCGCGATCGTTCCGCATCGAGGCCTGGCACGAAAGGCAGATCGGCGGCAAGACCTACGCCGACATCTTCCTCGGGGGCACCGTGTCGCTCATCACGGCCCAGCCGAACTACATCCAATCGGTAAATCAGTCATGAAACCAGACACCCTCCGCGTGATCCAGTGGCCCGTGATCGAGCCCGTGAGCCTCGTCGAGGCGAAGGCCCAGGTCGGCCTGATGCCCGACCAGGACGACCACGACACGCTCCTCCTCGGGAAGATCGCCGCCGGTCGCCGGCTGATCGAGCGGCGGCTCGGCCAGACGCTCGTCGCGACCCAGTACCGCGCGACCTGGTCGTCGCCCTCGCCGGTCCTGACGCTCCCCGCCCCGCCCCTGCTCGTGAATGAGACCTACCCGCTCGCCGTCACGGTGGACGGCGTGGCCGTGGCGGCCGTCGACCTCGAGGTCGACGCCGACGCGATGCCGGCCACGGTGAAGATCCCAACCGGCGTGGCCGGGAAGGTCGTCGCGACCTACTGGGGGGGCGTGGCTCCGGGGACGCCGATCGCCCCGCAGCTCCGCGCGGCCCTGCTGATGTACGTCGAGCATCTGTTCAAGAACCGCGGCGTCCTGGCGGAGGACACGGCGGCCGAGCTGCCGCAGGCCTTCGAGGCCCTGCTCGCCAGCGAATCCCACGACGGGGGCTGGTGACATGGGGCTTCCGTCCGGACTCTTGCGCGAGGTGTTCGCGATCGAATCGCCGACCGAGACCCGGAACTCGCTCGGCGAGAGCGTCCAGTCGTGGAGCGAGGTCGGCCGCGTCTACGGATCCTATGAGGCAGTGAGCTACTCGGAGCAGCAGCGGCGAGGCCAGATCGGCGGCTCGACCCAGGCGACCGTCCGGATCCGCTACGTCGCCGGCCTCCGCGGCAACTGGCGGCTTCGGTGGGTGAGCCGTGGCGACCGGCTCCTCTACATCTCCGCGGTCGTCGAGAAGGGCGCCCGCGAGGAATACGAGTTGACGGTCGAGGAGCAAGCCACATGATCGCGCTCTCGTGGAATTCTGCGTTTGAACCGAACAGCTACGACGCCGACAAGCACATCGGCGCGCTAATGGGGCGATTCAAGGCACTGCCGCGGCACATCGCGAAGAAACACCTAAAGGCGACCATGCGGCGGGCGATGAAACCCGGAATTCCGATCCTGAGACGGAACACGCCAAAGCGCAAGAAAACACTCCGAGCATCTGCGATCACGCGAGACAGCGGGGGGCGTTTCACCAAGGGGTCCGGGAAGATCAAGAACATCGCCGGCGCCCTACGGAAGGCTGCCACTGTTCGCGTCGGCCAGACCGGCAACAGTTCCGACTACGGGTCGTTCGTCTGGGGAGTCTTGGGGTACAAGGCCGGATTCGAGAGCCGGAAGGCGATTTGGCTGGAGTTCGGTACCGCCAGCGGCGCAAGAGCGTTCCGGATGATGGAAAAGACGTACCGCGAGATGGGGCCGGTGACTGCCGCAACGCTGCGAAAAGGCATGACCGAGGCCCTCGAAAAGGCCACGGCCGAATTGGCTTCCAAGCGAAACCCTGGCGGCGCCCCCGGCTTCCGACGCAAGAGGTGACCATGCCACTCCCCACGAACTACGCCGAGGGCTGGCTGCGCGACGCGATCGAGGACGCGGCCGGGTGCCCTGCCTACCCGCTGGCCGTCCCGGAGGGCGTCCTGCCGCCGTTCGTGATGTACGGCCAGGCGGGGCAGGAAGACCTCCAGACGCTCGACGAGGGATTCGGATCCTCGACCCTGGTCCAGGGGACGTTTTCCGTGTCGATCTGCGCCGACGGTTACCTCCAGGCGAAGCAGCTCGCCCGGGGGATCCGGGCCGCGCTCCGAAACTTTACCGGCCTCGTCGGCGACTTGAAGATTCACGAGTCGGCGATCACCGGCCAGCAGGACGGCGACGCGGTGTTCCTCGAAGGCCGCGACGTTCCGACCTACATCGTCGAACAGACCTACGCGATCACCTGGGAGGAGTAGACCATGCCCGATCCCGTGACCTGGATCAGCTCGCAGGGGACGACGTTTTCGTTCGCCGGCGCGACCTTCAAGTGCATCGACATCAGCCAGGAGGGCTCGGCCCCGAGCCGCGAGCGGGTCGACCTCTCGACGCTCGACCTCGCCGACGGGGCCGAGAAGGTCTACGCGAATGCCCCGCTCAAGGAGCCGGCCGATCCGAAGAAGGTGACGATCCAGTTCCGCTGCCACGGCACGGCCACGCCCCCGACCGAGGGCGCCGAAGGCACGCTCACCACGACCGGCGGCAGCGGCACCTACCGCTGCACCGCGTCGAGCATCAGCCGGAAGGTCGGCGCGTTCGTCGAGGGCTCGGCCACGTTCGAGCAGGTCCTCTCCTGATCGGGGGAGCCGATGCCCCTGCCCCCCAGTTCCCATCCGTGCATCGTCACCTTCGCCGGCGTCCAGATCGGCGCGCTCACCGGGTTTGACTCGGAGGCCGCAGCCGGTCAACTCCAGGACGTCACTCACGGTGACAGCCAGGTGGTCGGCTACGGAATGGCCTCGCGGGTTCTCAAGGAATGGGACTGTACCTCGATCGAATCGGCGACGGCCGCCTTCCAGTTCTGGGGGCCGCCGTCGTTCTCGCTCCAGGACGTCGGGATGCGCGGGCTGCTCACGTTTTCGGTCCCCGGCAAAACCTACTCCGGAGAGGCGATCCTCACCCGCTGGAGTCACTCCGGCAGGAAGGGAGAGTTCTCGACGGGGTCCTGCTCCTTCCAGCTCACGGGAACCTGACATGACGACGATCACGACGTTCGACGATCTCCTCGCGCTCGGTGCCACCGGCGCCCCGATGCCCTACTTCTGCCGCGCGTGGAAGCGGACGGTCCTCATCAAGGATCCGACGGCCGAAGACCTCGACGTCTGGCGGATGTATTGCAACCGGAACAAGGCGGCCGACGCCCCGTTCTCCGCGCGGCTCCTCCAGATCATGCTCGTGAACGACAGGGGCGAGGCGATCATTCCGCCCGGCGACGAGGGCCTCGACGCTGTGGCGATGATGCCGGCGGCCGGCGTGGCCGAGGTGGCCGAGGCGGCCATGAAACTGATGAACGGGCCGACCGAGGAAGAGGTCGAGGAACTCGAAAAAAACTCCGACGCCAGCCGCTCGAGCTGATGCTCTACCGGCTGGCCCTGGAATGCAACGTTTGGAATGTCGAGGAGGAACTCAAACCAAGGATCACGCGGTCACAACTGGCGAGGTGGGCGGCCTACTACCGGGTCGAGCCGTGGGGCAACCCGTGGCGGCGAGCCGGGCGGGCGACCGCCCTGATCCGGGCGGCGCTCGGGTGCCGGTATGACCGCGGCGACGAGGAGCGGTTCCTGCCCAGTTATCGCGAGGGTGACGAGAGCAGGCCGGCGGTGCCCCTCACGGACGAGGAGATCGCGGAGAAGTTAGCCCGGCTCCCCGGGCTCAAGAAGGCAGGGACGTCATGGCGGACATCGGCAAGGTACGCGCAGTATTCACGGCCTCGACGGGCGGTCTCGTCTCGGGCGTGAATCAAGCCGTGACCAGCATGGCCAAGATGGAGGCCGCTGTCGGCAGCCTCCGGAGCGGCATGACCTCGCTCGTCGCGATCCAGGGGGCCCAGCTCTTCGGGTCGATAGCCGGGGCTGTCTCCCGCGGCGTGTCTTCGATGGTCTCCTACGGGCAGGCCCAGGCCGAGGTGATCGACCAGCAGAGCAAACTCGCGGCGAGGCTCGGCATGACCCTCGGGGAATTCTCCGGCCTCGCCCTCGCCGGCGACCTGGCAGGCGTCGGCATGGACACGATCGCGAAGGCCGCGACGAAGGCCGACATCGCGTTCGTGAAGGCCTCGCAGGGATCGAAGGTGGCCCAGGCCGCTTTCTCCGGGCTCGGCCTGTCCGTGGACCAGCTCGGGGGCCTGTCGGCCTCGGAGCGGTTCGACGCGATCGCCGCGGCAATCGCCAAGCTCCCGACCGAGGCCCAGCGGGCGGCCGCGGCCGTCCAGATCTTCGGCAAGTCGGGCGTCGAGCTGCTTCCCCTGTTCTCTCAGGGGGCCGAGGGGATCGCCCAGGCCCGCGAGCAGGCCGAGCGGCTCGGGCTCACCCTGACGAATGCCCAGGGGCAGGACGTCGAGGCGATGAACGACGCGTTCACGATGGCAGGCAAGGCGATCGAGGGCGTCGTGAACCAGGTCGTCGCCTACCTGTCCCCAGCCGTGAAGGAGGTCGCCGACACGTTCACGAACCTGGTCGGCTCGATGGGCGGCGCGAACCTCGGCCAGGCGATCGGCGACGGGATCCTTCAAGGGGCGCGGTTCCTCGCCGGGATCGGCGACTATCTGATCTCCAACCTGTCGAGCGTCTGGGAGTACGTCTCCCAGGTGGGCGGGCAGTGGGGATCCGTGGCCGACGCGATGAATCGGATCGCCGGCTTCCTGTCGGGCGTGTTCAACGCCGCGGAGGCCGGGCTCGGTGTTGTCGTCCTCGGGTTCGGGGCGGTCGTCGAGGGGATCGCGCGGCTCCTCCGGGCCGGCGGGCGGTTCCTCGGTCTCGACACTTCCGGGCTCGACGCCTACGTCGAAGGGGCGAAGGCATTCAACGCGGAGATCACGAAGGGCATCGACCAGAACGTCGCCGACTCGAAGGCCGGATTCGAGCGGGCGTTCGGCGAGTCGGCCGCCCCCGTCGGGGCCGCCGTCGCCGGCCCGCTGACGGCGGCCATCGACGGGGTGATCGCCCGGGCCGAGCAGTCGGCCGCCCAGGTGGACACGGCCTCGAGGGCGACGCCCCCGGCGGCGGCCCCGGCGGCAGAGCTGCGGAACGATCAGGCCCTGCGGGGCATCGACTCGCGATCGCAGGAGGGCATCGCGGAGATGTTCCGGCTGATGCGCGGCGGCGGCGAGGACGTCCAGGAGAAGCAGCTCTCCGTCCTCGAGCAGATCCGCGACCTCCATGTCGCGGCCGCCGCCGACGACGAGTACCCGTTCGGTCTGGAGGGTGGCTGATGGCTGTCGTGAAGGCGGACTGGCTCCCCTCCGGGGGACTCTCCGGGAAGCTCGGCGAATCCTACCGGCCGACCGAGAGGTGGCGGGTCCGCGTCGACAACCCGCGGACCTCGAAGATCGTCATCGCCAACTCCACCGGCCAGGGCTACGGCCTGCCGCACTGGGACTTCCCCGCGTGCAAGGCGATGGAGTTCGACGTCAGCCTGGCCGACGACGTCGGGATGCTCTGGATCGTGACCGTCCAGTTCTACGTCCCGCCGAACGGGAAGAAGATCAACGCCACGACCGGGATCCCCGAGGACTTCTGGCAGGCCGCCGGCGGCACGACGAGCGTGCCGGCGTTCCGCGATCGAAACGGTGCGTTGATCGTCAACTCGGCCGGAGACCCGATCGAGGGCCTGTCCCGCGAACGCGAGGAGCGCGGCTGGACGCTGACGAAGTTCTACGCGGCCGATACCTGGATGGCGGACAGGGACACCTACTCCGGGAGCGTGAACTCCGACGTCTGGGACGGCGAGGCCGCGGGCAAATGGAAGGTCTCGTTGAAGTCGGCCGACGAGCGGCAGTCGCAGAAGCTCGACGAGGGCGACGAGGAAGGCGAGGTCAAGAAGTACGTCGAGACGAAATGGGAGTTCCGGTTCGATCCCGACGGCTGGCAGCTCAAGCCGTGGGATCTCGGATTCCAGGAGAAGGCTGACGCCAACGGCAACGCGTCGACGAGCGGCACCAACCGGCGGACGATCACCGGCAAGGACGGGAAGGCCGTCAAGCAACCGGTCGCGCTGGCGAACGGTGTCGCGAAGGCGGCCGGCCAGGCCCCCGACGCGCTGACGTTCAACGTCTACCCGGCGACGGCCTACGGTGCGAAGTTCGGCACGCCGTCGATCGTCCCTGTCCCGCCGGGGCCCTGACGCATGGACCGCAAGGTGCGCCTCACGGAATCCGCCGCCCGCCGCGTCGCCGCGGCGACGCTGGCCTATGAGCGCAGCGGGCGCGATCAGCCGCCGATCCATTTCCGGCAACCAGGCGACGACGGCGGCGAGCCGATCCGGCTCGGAAAGACGACCGCCGTCTGGAACAAGGGCTCGACCGCCACGATCCAACTCTGGGAGGGCGGGACGC